ATGAGCAAGTAGCTGATGAGTACATGGCCAAGAAGGCGAAACGACTAGCAAAGGCTGCCTGAATTCTCAGCGTGATGGTTTCTTGCTTCCCTTTGCCCTTTATCCTCGCTAGGATTTATCTCACTTGTTACTGATGGGGATAGGGATGTGAAAAAGATTCTATTTGTTGTTGTGTTGTCTGTACTGGTATCCGGGTGTGTATTCCGCAGTACTGCTCACAGCGGAAGAGATTTCGACGAGAACAAGGCAACTCAAATTGTGGCTGGAAAAACAACGCAAGGGGACTTGCTTAGCTTGATGGGGGAGCCCGTTAAAAAAGATGTCATTAACGAGCATGACGTTAAGTGGGTTTACGAATACGTCACCTCTAATGCGGCTGTGCGAATGTTTAGTACCAAACCTCAAGTTGATGTAACAAAGAAGACGCTTGAAGTGCTAATCAGGGATGGCGTAGTGGTCAATCAGGCGCTGACTAACCCTGGCAAAACGTCTTACAAATAGCAAAACCATATTTCATCAACCTCGCTCCGGCGGGGTTTTTTTATGTCCGGAGAAAGCTGAATGGCGGGTCAAGAAAATGTAGGCAGCATCGTCTATGAAGTGGATATGGAGCTTGCGCCCCTCATTCAGGGCAGCCAATCTGCAAACAGGGCGATAGGCCAGCTGGAAGGCGTAGCTGATCGCGCCGGTAAAACATTTAAAGGGCTGGATACGCAGCTCACATCTACAGCAAAAGCAGTTAACGACGCATCCAACTCATCCGGGCGATTTAAAACCAGTTTTCAGCAAGCTGGTTATCAAATTCAGGACTTTATCGTCCAGGTGCAGGGCGGACAGTCCGCTCTTGTTGCTTTCAGTCAACAGGGTTCACAATTAGCCGGAGCATTTGGCCCGGGCGGCGCTGTTCTTGGTGCCGTCATTGCCCTTGGTTCTGTTCTGGCTGGCGTACTCATGACGGCGCTAGGTAGCAGCAGCAATAAGATGAAAGAGCTGCAGACGGCCGCAGAAGAGCTTAACAAAGTCGTTGTCATTAACAGCCAAGGTGTCGCTGCACTGTCAAACGACTATGCCAGACTGGCTGCGACCAATGCCGCGCTGGCAACGCAATTACGTGATGCGGCCGTAGCTAAATACGCCGCTGAGGTAGAAAACGCACGTAAGGCGATCTCGAATATCGCAGAAGAACAGACTTCATGGTGGCGCAGCTTTTCCGGCGGCGTCGCCAGTGTGACCGCCGCAGGCAATGCTCTCGATACGCTGAATATCAAAACCGATAATTTCAGGGATGCAATCAGCCAGGCTGAAGGTGCTGGCACTGCCTTTCGTTCAAGCACGCAAACTATTCTGTCAACCGTCGATATGATGGCAGATAAGTTCGACATCTCTGAACAGGCTGCGTTCACGCTCGTTAAGCAACTCAACGACCTCGCAAAGAATCCAACTCCTGACAATGTAACTCGCATTTCTCAGTCCCTTGCTTCAATGAAAAGCACGACTGATGAAGGTCGTCTGGCATTAGCAAACTTCCGTGACGAGCTGGCTAAAGCTGGCGCTTCTGCTGCTCAAGCCGAGCAGGCGGTAAAAGACCTTGAAGCCAGCATAGGCAGGATGCGAACAGAGGCGCAAGCCGCAAACTTTGACTCCCTAACAAAAGGCCTTAATCAGCAACTTATCGCTCTCAAGCAAGGGAAGCAGGCTGCTGTTGAATATGCGATCGCCCAGCAAGACCTGACGGAGGAGCAAAAAAAAGAAGCTATTTCCCTTAGCCGCCAGGTTGCCGCTGCTGAGGCAGACGCTGAAGCGAAAAGGAAAGCAGAACAAGCCGCAAATCGGATGGCTAAATCTGAAGATGGTGTAGCTCAGAGGCTGGAAAATCTAAGGCAGAAAGCCGAACTTTCAGGGCAATCTACCGGTGAACTTTCTCGCCAGCAAGCCATCCTTCAGGCTCAGCAGAGCCTGGGCAACAAGGCCACTCAGGAACAAATCAATCTGGCCGGCGAGTACGCAGCAAAAGCTTATGACAACGCGGCAGCAATAAAGGCTCAGGCGCAGGCAGAGAAAGAACGGCAGGATGCGCAGAAGAATTTCACCAGCCTTCAGGGCCAAGCCAGCCCTGTTGCCGCTGCGGATAATGCCTACCAGCAGCAAATGGCGCAGCTCGACCAGTATGTCCAACTGTACCCACAGAAGATTGCGGAGGCTGAAGCGGTCCGCAATGCTATTGAGCAGCAGTACCGGCAACAGCGTCTTGATGCAATGTGGCAAGAATGGGCGCAACAGAGCGAAATAAATCAATTAGCTGCTACCGCTTTTGACGCGCTTGGCAACAATGCATCCAGCGCTATAGCCGGAATTCTCACTGGAACGCAAAGCGCCGGCGATGCGATGCGCGGTCTGGCTAACGCAGTAGTTAATCAGCTGCTCAACTCTTTCGTCCAGATGGGTGTTGAATGGGCCAAATCGGCAATCCTCGGCGCAACAACCCAGCAAACTGCGATCGCCGCCACTACAGCAGCTCAAACTGCAGCCGTAGCAACACAGACGGCAGTCAGCACCACGGCAGCCGCAACAACGGCCGCAGCCTGGACGCCTGCAGCAATCCTGTCATCAATCGCCTCAATGGGTACTGCTGCGGCCATTGGTCTTGGTGCTGTGGCTGGTGTAATCGGCATGAACCTGTTGGGGAAGCGTAAGAATGGCGGGCCAGTTAGTGCCGGCGGACTCTACCAGGTTGGTGAAAGCGGATTGCCTGAAATCTACCAGGCCAATAATGGACGGCAGTACATGATCCCCGGTGACAACGGCTCAGTAATCAGCAATAAGGACATGCAGAGCGGCGGTGGCATCAATGTCCAGCTCAATGTGCAGAACTACTCCGGCGCCACGGTTGACGCGCAGGCATCATCTGACGGAAATGGCGGGGTGACGATAGACATGATTGTTGCCGACCTGAACAACGGCGGCCCTGTAAGCCAGGGCATAGTGAGCAACTTTAACGTGAAGCGCAAAGCGAGAGGTCAGGGCTGATGGCAATTATTGATTATCCGGACTGGCTTCCGCTTTCACAGAAAGCCAGCAAGAACATGACGCCGGATACCGGATTCCAGAGCGACAGTCCGGCGGTTGGCCCGGTAATATTCCAGCCGCTTACTGATGATTTGAAAGTGACATGGAACGTCCGCTGGATATTTACCCTGCCACAGGCGCGCGCTTTCCAGCAGTGGTTGTTCAGCCCGAATTACCTGAATAAAGGCGTTAACTGGTTTCGCATGGCTATCGACCTGGGCGGAAGCGGTGTTCAGGTGCAAGAGCTGCACTTCACTCAGATGCCGGTGCAAACGAGCATCGACGGCGGGGTAGTGACGTGGGAAGGCACAGTGGTGGCGAACCACCTTAATAACAGCGATGACGATTACGACGACATTATCGTTGAGCTGCCGCCGCAATGGTGGTCATGGCTCGATATTGTGGTGACAAAGACGTTGCCTGAGGTGAAGTGATGCCAACATATCGCGAATATCGACAGCAGCGACCCATGCGGCAGTTGTACGACACGTTAACTTTTTATCACCCGGCGTTTGGCTATGTCCGGCTTGTAGATAAGCAATTCTTTGCCAAAACACTTGGCGGTGTTGCTTATCAGCCAGGACGTTTTGAAATCGACGAAAGTCAGCAGAGCGGCACGCCAGTTATCGATGCGACGGTTAAGCTGGGGCGGGTTTCTTCTGACGTAAAATCGAAACTGAAAGCGTGGCGGGGCTTCAGTCGTATCGAACCAATTATCGCTACGCGGAGGATATTCGATGCTGCAGACACATCAACTCCGGTTAAATCGTGGACATTGTATGTAAAGTCCGTCGATATGAACGCAGCTGACGTTTCTGTTGTGCTTTCAGTGACCAATCCCCTCAACGCCAACATAGGCCATCTTTATGATCCACAGGAATACACCGGTCTCGCTAATCTCTGAAGAAGCATTTATCAGGAAGATGATTGGCGTGCCGTGGGCCAACCGTGCCTGTACATTCGAGTCGGTAGATTGCTGGGGATTGGTCGTGTTGTATTACCGCCACGTCTTGGGTATTGAGCTGCACCAGACGCCGGACTACGAAGCCGATAAGGACTTCTTTACCTGCTATGAGGGTGATGTAGTCTTCTGGCGGCGCAGCGATGTATCAGTTAACGGCGGAATATTCGTTGCGTATACCGGCTCTGCGCCGGCGCATGTTGGCCTGATTGTGAATCACCGTGCATTACATTCGCGCGGCGAGGGTGGCGGCGTTCGCATTGACTCGCTGCTGGTTCTTCAAAGGGCGTTTACCCGTCTGGAGTATTTTTCGTATGCCCCTGATTGAGATACAGCGCTTTCCCGGCGCATTAAAAGAACGCCACGAGGTGCCAGCAGGCACCTTTTTTTATGCCTGGCTGCTGACGCAGAATCTGCACCGTGACATCGTTATTCGCATCAATGGCGTGGACATGGAGGACGATGCAGAGCTGGATTTTCAGCTTGAAGCAGACCATCACATTGTCATCTTTGACCAGCCGAAAGGCGTTATCGGCGATATTATCAGTCCGATATTCAAAGTGGTGGGGCAGGTATTCGCATTTCTTGCACCCAAAACCAGTGTTCCCAATACTGGAGCTAACAGTGTCGACTCCCCGAATAATAAGTTGACCGGACAGACAAACACTGCGCGCCTGTATCAGGCCAAGCCCGATATATACGGCGAGGTGCGCTCTTATCCGGACCTGATTCAGGAGTCACTGTTTGAGTATGTCGATAACCTGAAATACGTCACAGAGTTTATGTGCATCGGCATCGGGAAATACACGACAAACTCAGTGCGCTACTCAGAATCCAGCCTCGGCTCGATGGCTGGCGCCGACTACCAGATTTACCAGCCTGGTGAAACTATCCCTGCAATCTATGAAGGCTACGGATTCGATGACGTAGACGGGCAGGAAGTACCCGGGCAGAACGAATCAGACAGCTATCCGATTGAAACTGCATCTGCCACAAAAGTTATTAGCGGCAGCTACTCCGGTGGTCAGATTTCAGTGAAGATTTTGCGCCAGTCGGAATTCGATTATTTCTTCAACCTTGCCAAGCCGCATGCCGTAACGTTTACAGTAAATGTTACGTATTCCACCGCGTCGGGTAGCGTAACGCGTGATGCCACGTTTTCCGGGACTCTGATCTCGGCAACGCAGACAGATAACGGCGCGACAATCAATCCGGAGTATTACTACACGTTTGTTATTGGCAGCCTGCTGGGTGATGGTGAGGTTCCGGCTAACGCAACCATCAATACCTCTAAATTCATCCTCAACGATAACGAGGCGCTGGTCATTGGTCCGGTATTCTCGCCGGTGGAATCGACTGAACTGTGGGTGCATACCCAGTCTCAGCTTGGCGGCAACAAAGAAACTAACTGGAAGGTAACCATCTGGAAAGTTAATGACGATAACTCGCAGGTCCCCGGCACCACGCAAACATTTACCTACCGGCAGACCACGCCGCATGACTCCACGAGCGAGGTTTTCTACCGCACGGATAAGCTGACGCCAGCAGGCGGTTATGGCCGCTACGCAATCAGCTTCCAGCGTACCGATAACTCCAGCGATGCCAGTGTGCTGAAGGTGGAAGAAATCCACGCCGTAAACCCGCGGCGGAACGTAGTTCATAAAGACGACACGCTGGTCAGGGTGAAAGTCAGGGCCACAGAGAACGCGCTGGGAAGTCGTGAGCGGAAATACAACCTGCTGGCGACCCGCAATACCATCAGCTACAACCTGACAACCCAGAAGGTCGATTACACGCTGCGTCCGTCGCGTTCTTTTGCTGATGCCGTCGCGCACACCTGGCTTGTGATGGGCGAGCAGGACGAAAGCACCATCGACCTGTATCAGCTTTACAGCATCGCTGCATCGCTGCCTGATGAGCGCCTCGGTTACTTCGATTACACATTCGATAACGAGGATGATTCGCTTGGCGAGCGCGTGCAGTCTATCTGCAATGCAGCCTCGGTGACAGCCTATTGGGACAGTGGCGTCCTGACGTTTACCCGCGACCAGAAAGTAGCGTACCCCGACGCAGTATTTAACCGTTCAAACATGCTGACCGACGAGTACAAAATCAGCTACGAAGCCACACTGCCCGGTGGTTATGACGGCGTACAGGTGAGTTATGTTGACCCCATCACGAACAACAAAAATTACGTCAATTATCGCATTATTGACGGCAACATCGTCGAACAGGAAGCAAGTAATCCAAACAAAATTGAGGTTGTTGGTTTCCGCAATGAATATCAGGCGAAGGA